TAAAAGTGAAGTGATATGGGCAATATACTGAGCGGACTGGTGCTGGTGAACGGCACGGACATCTGGACGGAATACGGCGTGTTCCTGGTGGAAGACCGGCGCGGGGGCATGGAGAACCTGACGGCCATCCTGACCCCGAGCAAGGCCAAGAAGGATACCGCCGTGTCCATCCGGGAAGAGCACGGGGAGAAATACAGCGCCGTGCTCACCCCACGGAATGAAGCGCGGGACGTGACGCTGCACTTTGCCCTTTACAGTAAGACCAAGGCAGGCTGGATGAAACAGTACTTTGCCTTTGTGAATTTTCTGAAACAAGGGAAGGACGGCTGGCTGGACATCCGTTTTCCCCAACTTGATCTGACACTGCGTGTGAAGTATGCCGACTGCACGAAGTTTACCCCGCTGACCTACCTGTGGACGGAAGGCGTGCATGCCAGCAAATTTAAGGTAAAGTTCCGGGAACCGAACCCGATTATATAACCATTCAAACGCTATTGGAATATGCTTCTAACGATATATGACAAAGCCGGAACCAAGCGTGCGGGCGTGGCTGTGAACGACAGCTCGACGCAAAGCAAGGAAGTGCAGGGAGAGAATGTGCTTTCCCTGTCGTTCAGCTATTATGCCTTCGTGCCCCTGGACGTGAACGACTACACGGACTATCTGGGTGAACGGTACTGGCTGACGGAACGCTACACGCCGAAGCAGGTGAGCGAGGGTGAATGGGAGTATAACCTGAAGCTGTACGGCATCGAGAGCCTTATCAAACGTTTCTTGGTGCTGGAGACCACCGACGGTGACACCAACCCCCTGTTCACGCTGACCGCCACGCCCCGTGACCATGTGGCGATGGTGGTGAAGGCCATCAATGACGGCATGGGTAACATTACCGACTGGAAGGTGGGGCAGGTGGACGGTACCGATCTTATCGTGATCGACTATGAGGGCATGTACTGCGACCAGGCTCTGAAGGAGATCGCCGGCAAGGTGGGAGGCAAGGCCGAATGGTGGGTCGAGGGGCAGACGGTGAACGTGTGCCGTTGCGAGCACGGCGAGGAGATCACGTTGGGATACGGCAAGGGGCTGATCTCCCTGGAGCGGGATACGAGCAATACGGAGAAGTTCTATACGCGCCTTTTCCCGATCGGGAGCAGCCGGAACATCGACGCGGAGAAATACGGCAGCCCCCGTCTGATGCTCCCCGGAAAAAAGAAGTACGTGGAGGTGGGCGTGGACGAGTACGGTATCTATGACCATTACGAGCAGGCCGCCTTCAGCGGTATCTATCCCCGGCGAGTGGGCACGGTAAGCAGTGTGCGCAGTGAGGAGGTAAAGGACGAGGAAGGGAAGACCTTTACCGTCTATTACTTCAAGGACGGAGGGCTGGATTTCGATCCTAACGATTACGAGCTGGCCGGTGAGACGAAACGCGTTTCCTTCCAGAGCGGCGACCTTTCCGGGCTGGGGGAGGGGGACGACCATTATTTCGAGGTGAACTTCGACAGCGCCACCCGTGAGTTCGAGATCATCACGATCTGGCCTTATGGCGACGACACGCAGCTTCCGGGCGGCAAGCTCGTTCCGAAGGCAGGGGATACCTATATCCTTTGGAACGTCCGGATGCCGGATGAATATTACCGTCTGGCAGAGGAGGAATTCCGGAAAGCCGTCGATGACTATAACAAGGAATATTGGCTGGACATCGCCTCTTACAAGGCTCCGACCGATCACGTATGGATCGAGGAGCAGGGAGTCGATTTGTTTGTCGGCCGGCGTGTGCGCTTGGAGAGTGCCGAGTATTTCCCCAAGGACGGCTACCGCAGGAGCCGCATTACGAAGATCACCCGTAAGGTAAACCTTCCCGGGGAGATGGACCTGGAGATCAGTGACGCCCTGCAGGTGTCCAAGTTTGACAGGGTGAACGACAGCATCGTGGAACTGAAAAGTTATACGAAGGATAAGGTCGGTAGCGCGGCCCTTCCCGATATTATCCGGAGCTTCGATAATACGCTGCCGACCGACAACAATCTTTACTCGGCAAAAAGAAGCCAAAGGGAATTCCTGAGTAAACGCCATCGGGATACCGCTGCCGAGGTGATCGGTTTTCTGAAAGGGGCTTATTTTGGGGATTACAAAGCCGGTGAATCCGGAGGCAATGTTGACAGCGACGGGAACGCCGAGTTTCTGACGGCGGTTATCCGTGAACTGCTCCGGAGCACCCGTTTCGTGGACGGCATGTTCGGTGAGGGCTGGCAGATATGGATAGATAAAATAACGGGACTCAGTAACCTTACGATAGATAAGGCGACCATCCGTCAGACACTGGTAGCCATGGAACTGTTGATCGAAAAGGTTCGCAGCGTGGGAGGGCAGCTGGTTGTATCCGCAGCCAACGGCAAGATCAAGACCGTGACCAGGGAGGGCAACAATTACCGTATCACCTTTGAGCAGGAGAACACGTTCGTGGCGCACGACCTGATGCGCTGTGCCGTTTTTACGGGAGCGGAGATTCGGGGTTACTGGGTGGAAGTGTCGGAAAGCGACACGGGAGGGATAACGGTACCCCAGAGGGAGTTTGGCGGGACGGAACCGAAGGCGGGTGATGAGTGCGTGTTGATGGGTAACACGGAAAACCCGCTCCGGCAGAACCTGATCAGCATATCGGCCACCGAGGACGGCCAGCCACGTGTTGACATACTGGATGGCGTGATGGCGAAAAACTTCAACGGCTGTTTGCGCTGCCGGGTGGGTAATCTTGACGGTATCAAGGACAGCGCTTTCCCGGCGAATAGCCAACCACACGGGAACGGTCTCTATGGCGACAACGTATATTTGAAAGGTACGTTCGTCCTCATGACCGGCGAGGATATCCTGACGAGGTTTGAGATCACGGAGGGTAAGATACAATCAGCCGTGGAGGGTCTGCGCGACGAGGTGAGGGAGGAGCAGAGCTTTTTCGATAACACCACGTTTACCGAGGGGATGAGTAAATGGATAAGCGGGTACAAGGCCGCGTTCCTGACTTTCGGCGGCAAGTGGATTCTTGCCGGTAATAAACTGTTAGCATCGAGTGAGAACGGCAACGTGGAGGTCGTAAAGACCGGCAAGGTTCCTTACGTCAGGATAACGAACAGTTATATCATGCAGAAGAACGGGGATTTCCGCACGATCCCCGATTTCAGGGAGGTGAACGGGGAGGGGCTTTTTATTCCGGGCTACGTATATCTGTCCTTCCATTACAAGGTGGTCGAGGCCGGTCATCTTCGTGTCGAGTTTGTGAACGGGGATAAGACAGGGTTCGAGAACTTCAACATGTTCGTTTATGACGGCGATTTGCCGGTCGGCGGGGAAAAGGTGTTCAACCATTCCGGGCTTTGGAACGGGACTGGCGACTTCAAGCTGTCGTTCACGGGTGTCATCCAAGTGTCCTTGTTGGTATTCTCGACAGACCGGACGGATGCCCTGGCGTACAAGTATGCCACGTTCTTCGACCAGTCGGAGAAGATGATCCGAATCGCGGCGGCGAATTTCGATAAGGACGGCAATGTGCTGGAGGCATCCTCCATCATCACGACGGCCAAATACAACAGGCTGATTTCCGTGTATTTTGATGAGAACGGGGAATTGCGGAATAAATCCGGATTGGTGACTACCGCCAATTTTTCCAAGCTGTTCGCCGAGGGGGTTACAAGCAACGGACTCGTGAAGAAGGCGGAACTGAACGTCTATGTCACCAAGGATGAGTTCGGCGATCTTGTTTCCGGTGTCACCATTAAAGCCGACCAAATCAAACTGGAGGGGCTTGTTACGGCTAACGGCTATTTCAAGGTCCTCACGGATGGGAGTATCGAGACCCGGAACGCGAACATCAGCGGTACAGTCAAGGCGAGCGGCGGTAAGATCGGCGGCTTTACCATCGATTCCGGCCGTTTGTATTGGAAGAGCCGCGATTATTTCGGAAACGATTCCCGGAGTTTGAAACTGGGAGTCTCGAGTTCCTCGACGGAGGGGATCGTGGACGTGGCCTTCAATGGCGCTACCAGTGGTCGGTTTGGCGTAAAATCAGTCGGGGCGACATCCGGTGGGGCCGCTATATACGCATCGACAGGCTCCTTAACCTACCCGGCCGGCAGTATGGCCTATGCCGGGTTCTTTGTGGGTCCGGTAGATGTAAGGGATACCGGTAACGGATTGACAAGTGATGTTTGCGCGTCGAAAGGGTTCCGGTACATCCAGAGCCGTAATTCCGACGGTACATACGTGTATAACGAGGGAGTGAACTGGGGTGGTGGCATGTCGGAAAACCCCGACCTTGACAAGATACGCCTTATCGTGAGGGGAGGTATCATCGTAGGATATAACAAAGAATAAACATTTAAAACCAAGAGATATGAAAGTTGACTTAAACAGTAGATTCAGGGGATTTGACGGGAACGAGCTTGGTGGCGACAACATCGCCACCGCCGTGGCGGAAGCCCTGTTCAATTATGGAAAAGACAAACCGGTAGGCCGTGATGAGAAGTTCAGGGCTTACGTCCTGTGCCAGCGTATTATCCAAGGCGGCGGAATTCTGGAGATAACCACCGAGGAGGGCACGCTCATCAAGGAGGTGTGCGGGGAGTGCCTGACTGCCGGCGGTTACGGTCAGGTTTATGAACTTATAGAGGGAGGGGTTTGATATGGCACTGACAGAATCGGATATCGCCCAGGTTTTGGAGGCGGTCAAGGCGGAATCGAAGAGTGTAGAGTCTTTGGAAACCGTGGGTTCGTTGAGCGGGGTCAAATCCCTGCCGGGACAGAAAGGTGACAAGCTGGTGAACGTCCCGATCACCTTACTGAGCAAGCCGGCCGATGACGCGGCGGCAAGAGCCATCGCGGCTGCCGAAAGGGTGGAGGAACTGGCCCCGGAAATGGAAGCGGCCACCCGGGAGACAAAGAAGGCCATTCAGACGGCGGGCGAATCGGCGGCAAAGGCGGAGGCGGCCGCGAAGAAGGCCGAGGATGCGATAGCCCAAGGCTACAAACATAAGGAGATGAGTGAGGAGGAGTTTGAAAGTCTCCCGGAAAAGGAC